ATTGGCAGATAAAACTTGTCCTACTGTTCCCGTTGCGCTTGGAAATGTATAGGCATTATGAAACCTAATTCCAGCAGTAGATAAATATAAAGGCAACCCATTACCATCACCATCAGAAATCTGTACAAAAACACCAGCGCCTCTTGGTACAAAATCAATATTATCAATAGATTTTAGTAAACCTAAATAACTATCTTTTATTTTATTTCCCGTTAATGATGCCATGTGTTACCTTTTCTTTTTAATTGCCTTTCTTAATCCGTTCCGTAAAGTTAACGTATTACTGAATACCGCTGGAAAGAAAAAGGGATGAGCCTTTGTTCCTTCTTCCATTATACTCTTTATAGTAAAGAAAATTCTTTTACTATCATATCCTTTTGATTTAAAATATTTAGTCAAGTTGTCAACCCTATTTCCTCCCTCTCCTTTTGCTCCCTTAAATCTACTAGCATAAGAACTTAATTCAGCTGGTGGGTTGGCTTTTCCCTTTGTACCAAACTCAACAAAAGGGGCATATGCAGCACCAACATACAAAGTAATGCTACCTCCCTTTTTTGATAGTTTGTTTCTTTTCTTAAAACTTCCTAGTAATTTTCCCGTGTATATGGATGATCTTCCATCACTAGCACTACCCGTTGTGATGTTTATTTTAGCGTCTTTCTCAACCTTATTAATATAATCAACAACCGCCTTGTCTATGCCTTTCCTTTTAGCCTTTAAAGACCTATCAATTTTAATTGCTATTTTATCAGCATTATGTGTAATCTTAAAACTCATTCAATTACACGACAAGTAACATCAACCATTCTTTGATAGCCTTCTTGCGCTGAGACAGAAGTTATACTATACTCCTTTTCTCTCCATAATATAAAGTTAGATTTCGATATAGGAACTTCTAGTTGAGGGTTTCTTATCCTAAATATCCAATCACCCTCTAAAATATTTTGAGTCCCCGTAAGGTCTTGTAAATCATTCCTACGTTGATATATATCTGCCCACACCGTAGTAACAACAGAACTAACATCTAATGACTTCTGTCCCGTTGTGCTTGTTGTATATGACCTTAATTTAAGATCAACCCTCTCCCTCATACTCATATTACAATGGGTTTATAAGGAGACATTAATTGTATTGTCTCTGTTGGAGGTAGTATTGGCGTATCCTTGTCAAAGAAATTTCTATTATTATCATACATCACCTTTATGTAAGCAAGTGTAGCAAACTTAATTTCACTAGGCACAACCCTTCCGTCTGAGGTATAATAAACATTTATTTTATCGTATCCTTGATTAAAAGTTAAAACAGTACTCCTTGCCCTACTACCAATCAAACCAAAGGTGGAGTAATTAGTCGGATCAGTAAAAGTGCCACTTGCATCATTCACAAAATAATTTACAGAAGTTATGGTTGTAACGGGTGAAAACAATAAGTCTATATACTTTTCAGTTGAGTCGAATTGAATAACAATATCTCTCTTTTTTAATGTCTGTTTAAATTGCCTTTCAATATAAGCTGCTGCTGCATGGTACATATCGGTCAATAACAAGTCATCTGTACTTGCATCAACTTTTAAATAATTTTTTATTTCCGTTAAAGTCAAGTATGAATAACCACTCGCCTCACCACTTGCATCTGCAATCTTATAATCAATCATCTCCTAGTTCATCTATAAGTCTAGACTCTTTCCACCTCTTATCAGCTTCTTTGTCAAATTTATCTAAATAACGATTTCTTAAAGAATCTATATTAGATACCTCTTCTTTCGTTTCTTTTTCAATCTTTAATTCCTTGGTCTTAATTACCTCTTTCTCTTGCTTAAAAAAGTTTAACGTTTCCATTACAGCTTGACCAGTTCTAAGTAAATGTTGTTGGTCTACTCTTGACGAAACCTCAAATAATTCACCTATATTATAATTTCTGCCCTCATGTAAAAAAGCAGTACTCACTTTCATTTTTGCCATCTTATTTTGATTTTAATAAATGTTCTAAAATTTTATTATTCAAGGACTCAATACTACCTAGTCTGTGTCCCATTTCCTTTCTAAATTGACTGTCAGAAGTACTATTAACTTTTACTTCACTTTCGATATTAGTAACTTTCTTTTCTAAATCCGTCAATCTGTTATCATGTTTTTTCAAAGTAGCGTTCTGTTGCTTATCAATTAGTTTGTGTCCAAGGACGCTTCCTCCAGCACCCGTTGCTCCAACTCCCAATAATGCCATCAATTCTGCCCAATGTTGCGTAAGCCATTCGTTCATTTCTATTGTTTAATAATATCTTGCGCCTCATCTAATCCAATTTTACCCGTAATTGCCATGTATATGACACCTACCGCTACGACAAGCCTAATTATTTGTTTTACGAATCTAGGAGTTAACTTGAATTTCCCCGTTCCTCCTTCGGGACTCTTTACTTGCTCAATGACTTCTCCAGCTAGTGGGATTGTGCTTTCTATAATATTTAATAAGACCTTAAACATATTTTTTTTAACAAAGATAAATAAAAAAAGCCACCCCTTTTAAAGGTGACTTCATAAACTAAAAAAACAAGAAAAAAAATAAAATTAATTATATTCTTTACTCTGAATAACAGATGTCATTTCCATTGGAATTTTATGCCCTAAAAGTTTATTCATTTTATTAATATCACTAAGGAATATCTTTTCCTTATTTAAATATTTTTCTATAATTTCATTTACCTCTTTTATGTTTCTTCGAACATTAAGAACTTCTTCTCTTAACTTGTAGTATCTATTTTTCATCTCTTAGTTGTTTAGCTTTTGATTCATACCAATCAGCCTTTGATAAATCTCTTTCAACAGACTCGTTTGGCTTGTTACCCACTCTCATGCGATATTTAAAAGAAGTCATCTCACAGTGCTTAATAAACGCATCCTTGCCCCAAATGTCAATCATCATCTCAAAGGTTTCTTTCCCTCCTAGTTTGTAATGAGTTGGGTTTGTGTAATCGTATTCTTCATTCATAAACCAAGATTAATAACAAAAAATATAAAAACAAAGAAAAAGGGATGCAAATTGCACCCCCCTCTCAAAACAAACACACAAAAGTGGTTTATACATTCATACTTGCAATAGCAGTTGAGAACGTTCCCCATACAAAAGCATTCGGGTTATGAATTGGCAATGCAATTCTTTCCGTAGCCTTAACTGTTACCAAATCCTTAATGAAGTTGGCTTCGTTCTGCTCTGCAAAAGAAATTTCCATTCCTTCTCTGGTTTATACATTCATACTTGCAATAGCAGTTGAGAACGTTCCCCATACAAAAGCATTCGGGTTATGAATTGGCAATGCAATTCTTTCCGTAGCCTTAACTGTTACCAAATCCTTAATGAAATTGGCTTCGTTTTGCTCTGCAAAAGAAATTTCCATTCCTTCTCTTTGAGCAAGTGTAGCACCTTGGGCAAAATCACCAATGATAAACGTACCATCAGCAATAGCATTACTAACCACTATTGGAATACCCAATAGAGTGAGAACACCATTTGTGAATACAACGTAATTAGCATTAGCATCTTTTCTCAAGAACATTTTGTTATAATCAGAAGAACTGACCATAATTACGTTCGGAGAATACTCTAGTATCTGCGCTTGGTTCTTTGCAGCAACCAATACATCAAACTCATTCGTATATGCAGATGCACCAGCACCAAAGAATTGATAAAACTTACCACCCGTTGACACATCAAATTGTGCGCCTCCGCCAGCAGTCATCAAACCTTGCAAATTAACACCAGCACCCGATCCCGTCAATAATTGAGAATCTTCGACATTCATCACTTTAGCTGGTAGCCTTGTAGAAATATAAGAAGATAACTGAGGTACGTCATTTAACATTTCCTTAGTCAAAGTCATATAAGAACCAATGCTTCTTACGGGAGCGTCAACCGCATCCAATCTAAATTCAGACTCTCCATAAGCAGAACCTTCTATTCTAGCAGCAGCATTGTTTGTGTAAGCAATCTCTTGTACATATCTAACAGTATTAGAAGATGTAGGGATTGTAGGTAGGAAATCTCTTACCCTTACTGTTCTTGTTGGATCAAAGTAAAATCCACTTAATACAGATGCTGGTACAGTATTACCACTAGCGTTTAGACTAGTTACCATAGTAGCTTTAATATTTAGTGTAGCCTTACTTGCATTCCCCTCTATAAATGACTTAAATTCCCTATTTTCTTTTAGTGAATCACTAAGTTCAGATTTAAAAGTTTTGGCTGGAGCGTTAGCTAAAGCCTTCTGAGATGCCATTTCCATTCCATCAATACGAGTATTGAGTTCTGAAATAGTTTTATCTCTTTTTTCTAGCAATTCTACGACCTCTCCTTTGAGATTAGCCTTGTAATCATCACCAATATTTTTTTCGATTGACTGACCAATTTTTTGATCAATCGTTTGCTCAAGACCATCCTTGATGGCCGTCAGCTTTTGATTAATTTCTTCCATTATAATTTTAATAAAAAGTTGTCTAACTCGTCTGCTATTTTTTTGCTTTCGACTGATTCCCTTTTTAGTTCAGACTTCTGAGACTCTAAAAGTATAAGTGAAGATTTCTCTCGTAGCATTCTTAATTCAAATTCCATAAGATGAGGGTTATCAAGTTTCCTTGACATTTTGATTAACTTATCAAACTCATCCATCAAATTATCAACTGATTTTGTCCCTTTGTACTCGGTTACTTGAGCCATTGGGTTTGCTGCTAGTGTCACTAAAGAAAATTCAAATAATTTTATTTCTTTTATGTGATTGTAATTACCAACAACCTCTTCTTTTATTGGAATAAATCCAACAGAAAACTCTTTTAATATTCCTTCGGAAACCATTGTCTTAACATCCTTTCCTAAAGAACTATCTGATATTTTTGCCTCAACAAACAAACCCTTGTCATCTTCTTTCATGGACAATGGCTTACCTATTGGCTGCTGCATATTATGCTGGTATAAAAAAGCAATTCGATCTGAGTTTTCTTGTAGTGTTTTAGAATATGCCCCCCTTGTGATTACATCATCATCTGAATCAACATTGTTAAACATTGATGCATATCCTTTGATGACTCCTTTTTCGTCATCCATCTCGTCAAAATAATTACCCTTAAACTTCAGCATAAATTTAAATTTGCACCAAAGATAAATAAAAAAAAGAGCATTCATTTCTGAATACCCTTATACACAAATATTTCAAACATAAAA